GCACGACGACGTTCCTGAGCCGCGGCATGTGCGCCGCCGAATCGTCGCCGGGCCGGCCAGTCCTCGATCCGAATTGGTCACCGGTGACAGCACACGAGGCGCCGCCCACCGGGGGCATCCTTGGCATCTATAACCGCAGCGACCGGCAACGCTGGTACTGGAAATGCCCAGATTGCAGAGGGTGGTTCGAGGCTGCGCCGGGAACCAAGCTCTTCAATCTGCCAGCCGAGGCGGACCTGCTCAACGAAGTGCGGACTGCCAACCTCGTGAGCCTCGCGCGCCACCACGCGAAGGTTGTCTGCCCGCACTGCGGCAGCAGGATCGAGTTCAAGTGGCGTTACGACCTGAACAAGATGGGCATGTGGTTGCTCGACGGGCAGCGCATCACGGCAGATGACGAGATCATCGGAGAGGGCCTGCAATCGACCATCGCCGGCTTCTGGCTTGGCGGTGTCGCGGCCGCCTACCAGTCGTGGGAGTCGCTGCTCAACAAGCATCTTCAGGGCTTGCGCGACTACGCGCTTACGGGCTCGGAAACCGCGTTGCAAGTCGCCGTCAATACCGACCAGGGCATGCCGTATACGCCGCGGCACCTCGTCGAAGGACGGAACACCAAGACCACCCCACAGGAGCGCGCCGAGGTCGGCGTGCAGCGGTTCATATGCCCGCCCGAAACCCGATGCGTCGTGGCGTCGGTCGACGTTCAAGGCGGCGTCAACAGTCGCTTCGTGATCCAGGTGCATGCCGTCGGGCCGTTCCGCGAGCAGTGGGTGATCAACCGGACGGAGATTCGCAAGTCCAAGCGCAAAGGAACGGGTGATGATTTCGCGCCGCTCGACCCGTCTCGATACGCCGAGGACTGGGACCTGTTGACGGAGCAACTGCTGCGGTCTACGTACCGCACCGCGATCGACGGCCTTGAGATCCGCGTGAAGATGGTCGTAGTCGACTCAGGCGGGGAGGATGGCGCCACCGACAAAGCGTACGCCTGGTTTCGGCGGATTCGCCAGGCCGGACTTTCCGCGCGTGTGCGCCTCTACAAGGGCGCGAGCCCGAAAGACGCGCCGGTGATCAAGGAAACCCTCGTCGGCAACCGCCACGGGAAAGAGAAGGGGGACATCAAGCTCCTACTGTGCAACCCGAACCTCTTGTCCGATGCCGTCGACGCCGGGATGAAGCGCGAGACGGCCGGGCCCGGCTACATCCACTTCCCTGCGGTCCAGCATCCGAAGCTCAACCCCAACGGATGGGTGAACCAGGCGTTTTTCGACGAGCTGGGCGCCGAGGTGCGGGACAAGGACGGTAGGTGGCGCCAGATCCGCGTGCGCAACGAGACCTTCGATCTCTGCCGCATGATCCACGTAGGCATCCTGGCGCTCGGGCTCGACAAGATCCGGTCTTGGGACGCGGCGAGTGTGCCGTCGTGGCTCAAGCCGCTCGAAGAGAACAGCGAGACCATCACGGCCGAAGGGCGCCGCGCCCTGCAGGCCAACGCTCCGGTGGAGATGAACGACGAGACGCCGCTGGCGCCGCGCAAGTCGCTCCGCCCTGCGCGAGAGGCGCGCCCGCGCCGCACGGCTGTCAGCTCGTATTTGCGCTGAAATTCGGACCGCGGCGGGCTGTTTCTTGCGAAATTAGACCGCAGGGGTGTTCCGCATGTGCGCAACCAGAATGCGCCGCATGGTCACTCAAACCGACATCGACGCCCTCAACGCCGCGATTGCCTCTGGCACGCGGCAAGTGCAGCTCGGCGGCCAGTCCGTCACCTACCAGACGACGGAGAGCCTGATCAGGGCGCGGGACGACATGCAGACCCAGCTCAACATGCAGAGCGGGAAGCGCCGGCCGAAGCAGACCTACCTGTTCTTTAGCGGCCGGGGGTATGACCGATGAGCCGCACCGCTGCGCCGAAGGCTAAGCGGCCGGTCGGCCGTCCGCCGAAGATCGAGACGCGCATCGCGCGTGCGGTAGCGGCCGCAATTCAGGACCCCAAGGCGAGCACGCGCAAGATCACCGCGAAATACGACGCGGCCGGCATGGGCCGGCGCATGGCCGGATGGAATCCTCCGTCCAGCGGGCCGAATCGCGCGATCGAGGGCCTGCAGCGCATCCGCAATCGCGCACGCGACTCCAGCCGCAATGACTGGTCAGGGGAGTCGGGCGTCCAGAAGTGGACCACCAACCTCATCGGCATCGGCATCACGCCGCGCTTCAACCGCATCAAGAGCAAGCTGCGCAAGAGGCAGATCACGGATATCTGGAACGACTTCGTCAAGCAGGCTGATGCGGACGGTGTCAACAACCTCTACGGGCTTCAGACGTTGGTGGTGCGCACGTGGCTTGACGGCGGCGAGGCTTTTGTCCGGCGCCGTCCTCGCTTCCCTGATGAGGGCTTCACGGTCCCCTTGCAGATCCAGGTGCTCGAAGCGGAAATGGTCCCTCTGCTCGATGCCATCTCGTACCCGGGCTTGCCCCAGGGCAACGAGATCCGCAGCGGCGTCGAGTTCAACAAGCGCGGCCGCCGCATCGCATATTGGGTCTACAAGGTCCATCCCGGCGACGGACAACTGACGTACACCTCGAACGATCTCGTGCGCGTGCTCGCCTCGGACATGTGCCACGTGTTCGAGCAGAAGCGGCCGGGACAGATCCGAGGGGTGTCGATGCTCGCGCCGGTGCTGGCCCGCCTGCGCAACATCGAGAACTACGACGACGCGACGCTGACTCGTCAGCAACTCGCCAACTTGGTCGTGGGTTTCATCACGCGCAAGCTGCCGGTCCTGTCGGAGGACGACGACATCGATCCGCTGACCAACCTGCCGGTGGCGGATGAGGGACCGCTGGGCCCGCTGATGGGCCTGCAGCCGGGGCTTATGCAGGAGCTGGCGGACGGCGAGGACGTGAAGTGGTCCAACCCGCCCGAGGCGGGGACCGACTATCCCGCGTACATGCGCACGCAACACATGGGGACCGCGGCGGCCGCCGGCCTGCCGTACGAGGTGTTCGCGGGCGACATCGCGAACGTCAGCGACCGGACGCTGCGCGTGCTCATCAACGAGTTCCGGCGCTTCGCGGAGCAGCGCCAGTGGCAGCACGTCATCCCACAGTTCTGCCAGCCGGTGGTGGAGTGGGCTGCGAGCGCCATGCAACTGGTGGATCTCGTCACGATCGAAGAGGCGCAGGACGTGGCGCGCGCGGAGCATGCGCCGCACGGATGGGCCTACATCCACCCGGTGCAGGACCCGCAGGGCAAGGCGCTGGAGGTCACGAACAACTTCCGCAGCCGCTCGTCAGTCATCGGGGAGCGCGGAGACGACCCGGACCTCGTCGACGAAGAGATCCAGGCTGACGACAAGCGCCAGCAGACGCTAAAGACCGGGCCGTACAGCAAGGCGGCCGCCGACGCGCAGAAGGCCAAGGCTGCGGCGAAGTCGGCTGATGCCGGCGCGCCACCGGCCGGGGCCGACAAGAAAGAACAGCAGGCGCAAGCCAGAGCGAAGGCGAAGGCGAAGGCGAAGGCGAGAGCGGATGCGAAGGCGGCAATCGCAAAGGCGATGAAGGAGTTCGACCTTGTTTGAAGAATTGCGAGAGTTCATCGAGAAATGCACGGCGAAATTCGCGGCGTTGCGCAAGGCGGTCGAAGACATCCAGCTCAAGCCCGGTCCAGCCGGCCTTTCCGCCTATGAGGTGTGGATTCAGGGCGGCAACGAAGGCACGGAGGCCGACTACTTGGCCTCGCTGCAGGGCAGCCCGGGGAAGGACGCTCCTGTCGTCGATGAAGCGCGACTCGCTGCACGCGTGCTCGCTCAGGTCAAGGTGCCGGTTCCGAGGGCCCCACCGAGCTTGCAGGCCGTCGCCTCTATGGTGCTGAGGTCGATCGCGGTGCCGAAGGCAAAGGCCGGCGAGCCCGGGCCGCGGGGCCCGATGCCAGACCACCAGTGGGACGGCTCCAAGCTCCGGTTTGAGAAGCCGGACGGCTCGTGGGGGCCGAAGGTCGACCTGCAAGGCCCGAAGGGCAAGGACGGTAAAGGCGGTTCGGGCGGAGGCGCTGTGTATGTCGACGCCGGCACGAGCGGCGCGGTCATCGACGACGAGAACGTCAGCGCAGAAAAGACATGGTCGTCGCAGCAGATTTCGGCGGCCTTGTCCGAGGTCTCGCAGGGCGCGGCAGGTCTGTCGGCGTACGAAGTCTGGCTCGCCGAGGGCCACGAGGGAACGGAGGCCGACTTCCTCGCCTCGCTGCGCGGCCAGGACGCGGCCGCCATCCTCGACGAGGCCGTCAACTCGACGACCGACAACACCACGGTGGCAGGCTCGTCGGCCAGCATGGTGTCCAACAGCCGCTCGGGTGCCAACACGTTCACCCTACCGACGCGCACCGCGGATGCGACGCTCGTCGTGCGCAAGCCGTACCTGCTGCGCCAGGCGGGCGCCGGCACGTCGAGCGTCGTGGCAGGCTCGGGCGCGACGATCAACATTCGCTCGGGCCTAAGCGCGGCATTCGCCGGGCAGCATGCCGGCGTCACGGCGATGCTCGTCGACGACACGACCTGGTGGGTCTTCGGTGACCTGGCGCCGACATGATCGTCTCGCCCGTTCTCCTCGGGATGCAAGGGGCGGTTGCCGCGCGCCCGGCGATCGAGGTCGTGCCGCCTCTATACGCCCTCGACAACACATTCGCGGGAACGTCGGGCGACACCTCGTTCGTCGACGCGACGGGCCGCTTATGGACGGCACAAGGGAGCGCCGTGCTCACTGCGACGGACCCGATCATCGAGCCCACGAGCGGTAGCGTTCCTTCGCCGGGCAGCTACTGGCGGACGACGGACGGCATGGACGCCCTGGTGCTGGGAGAGAACGACTTCTACATCGAGGGCTGGTTCGAATCTTCGGCGACCGCGTTGACCCTCGTTGATGCAGACAGCAATGCCGGCGGCTTCCTGATCTACGCGCTCGACGACTCCAGCATTGGCTGGTACAGCGCGATCGGCCCCGACGTGACGCACTCCTATCCTGGCGGCGTTTTCATCCCCGACGGAACGCCGGTGTACTTCTGCGTCGAGCGCGAGGCCGGAAGGCTGCGGGCCTGGCTGCGCACCACGCTGATGATCTCGATGGACGACGTCACCAACTACAGCTTCACGCCGGCGGCGATGACCTTTGGCTGGCGGATCGGCAGTGAGACGCGTCCGTTCACGGGTAAGGCAGGGATGGTTCGGGTGGATGTCGGCCGGTGCCGCTGGCCGGGCGTGACGGGCGACATCGAGGAAACGACGATCGTGCTGCCGGAACCCGGCGCAGCACCAGCACCAGCACCATGAGGACCGTCATGCGTTCGTTCTTTGACCTTCGCGCTTGGTTTGCTTCACGTGGTCTCTCGGCTCGGGACACCGTACAGGTCGTGTTCATGGGGGCCGACACCACGACGATCCGAGTGCTGCTCGCGGGAGCGTCGCTCTTGTCCTCGATCTCACTCTACGCTGACCTGGACAAGTTCCAATCGCCGGCATATGCGATCGTCGCGAAATTTGGCGACGAGAGGATGTGGGCCACCTACTTCCTGGTCCACTTCATCGGCGTGCACTGGCGGATCTTCGAGCGTAGCCGCAGCCGCCCGAACTGGGCGCTCGCGATCAACATCTTTGGCTTCGCGATCTGGTTCATATCCACGGTGAGCCTGTGCTGGGCAGTCGGCAACGTGGGCATCGCTACCTCG